GGTCAACTCGAACATTGCTCGTCTATTCTTGCTTTCGAGAAAAGTGAGTTTCAAAAACATTGCTACTCTGTTTCCCTCGGGGATGAGAGACAGAGCGTGTTCCACGAACTCCTGAGCGTATTTGTACGGAGGGTTCGTGATAATATCACCGTTGAACGGGGTTGTGGTAGCGAGGAAATCCACGCCACCGACCCCATATCCCCGGTCGATGAGGTCTGTTGATTTTACGATGTAACCATTCTTTTTCAAAACCTCTGAGAGATGACCTTTTCCGCAAGCACATTCCCACACGAACGGGTCAAACTCCTCCAATTCGAGGAGCAGTTCCAACGCCCGAGGGTCGGTGGCGTAAAAGTCGTTATCCTCACGATCTGTGAGAGAATGGTTCGAGGCCCCGAGAGGGGTAAAGATTTTCTTGGGGTTACTCATCCTTACACCTCTCCTTGCCCGTGATGAGATGGCTCTCGGGCAAAGATTCCACCCAGTCGCAGAATGTGTGCCACTCATCGAGTTTGTGGTTTCTGCGGGAGCGGTAGATGTTGGCGAGTACCTCATAGTTGAGCATAAGCGTTCTACGCTGATTGTAGGATGACGGGAGCAGCTGAATCATTTGCCACCAATATCTCTTGTCGTTGGTTTTGAGATAATCGGCACGGGCAAAATTCAACGCATCGATTACAAACTGCAACACATCGGTGTTGGTCTGCATCTCATCATCCTTGAACAGATGCTCGTGGCTGAAATCATCGAGCGTGAACTCCTTAGCGTGAATCTTGTGCATTGTGGAGCAGGAGTTGGCTACCGTGCCAACCTTATATGTATCGTACTCTTTCCACCAGTAGAGCGGAGCGGTAACATCCACATAGACCACGATCATACGCATAAACTTACGATGGTCTGTTCCTGCCTTGACCAGTTTTTCCATCAGCGAGAGGTCGTTCTCGCCGATGGTGTAGGGATATATCTTATCTCCCGAGGGAGTGTAGTCGAGTTTATGCCCGCTATCACTCTTATCCCAACTGTTCATCGGGTTACGCATACCACGGATAGTGGCACTCCACCCGCCAACCTCGGCATTTTCGATTTTTAACATAGGGTTTCTCCTTATTTTCCGTATTTGTTACGACCCTGACCGCTGAAATCTAAGAGGCCCTCATCGACCATCTCTCTCCGCAGCTCACAGTCGAACCCGAGGAGGAATAAGAACCATTGCCATATTTTACGCAACATTACTTTTCCTCCGGGGTTTCGGCGGCGGGTTTCTCTCCCGTTGTTACCGCCAAGATATGCTCGTAAGGGGTGCGGGTCTTAACGCCGTTCATCAGCATATCACGCTGAGTACATCCCTTGACGAGTTCGTAAAAGTCCGAGAATTTGACCTCGATTCTGTCCTCCTTAGAGAACACATCTACAATTCCCATAGATAATTCCTCCTGATTATTTGATTTTGACACCGCCCAACGCTTTGAGGGTGATGCCTTTCCATTGCTTTACGCCGTGAACGAGTGTCTGACGGGCAAAGCGTTCGATGGCATCATTGAACCTCGGGCAGCTTGTGTAGCGGATGCCGTTACTGGTACACCACGATTTGTAGGCGGTGTATAACTCACCTCTGCCGATGCGGGCGTTCTCGTTGGATGTGTCGCACCGCTCCTCGATAAAGAGAGCCACCCAGTCGTTTTTCTTTTCGTAATCCTCGGTAGCCTCGATGACCGATTTCGGCTCGGGCAGACCGTGGAGATGGTAGTTGATGTACCCGTCAATCAGCCACTTGAAAATGACTGCTTTCGCATCATCCTCCAAGAACTGAGATTTGAGGGTCGTGTCCCTCTCTCCCTCTCCGAAATGACGGTTGAACTCGATTACCCTCACACGGTCGGAGGAGAACAGAGACCTATCGCTTACAGTCGGGAGAGAGTTACAAGAGAGCCACATCTTGAACTGAGGGGTAAAGGTAAAGGGTTTTTCGTGGAGATTTCGGGTAGTGATGGGGTCGTTACCCGTATAGTTCTTGATTTCTGCCTCGTTGAGTTTACCCGCATCATCGGACTCGGAGAGGGTCAAGAACCTTTTTCCACGCAGACCCGCCAACATAGGGTTAGCACGGTCGTAGGAGCCTCGGTTGCCTTTGCTCGTACAGATAAAATCTACGGGCATTGTACCGGCGTAGTCTCCGAGAATGGCGTGGATCGTATTGAACAGAGTACCTTTGCCGTTACGAGTGGTCTTTCCGTATGCAATGAACATACACTCCTCCTTGGCTACGCCGTAGATGCTATAACCCAAGGCTCGTTGGAGGTATTTCGCTACATCCTTTTTACCGCAAGTAATCTCGTTGATAAACTCTGCCCAACGGGGAAATGAGAGGTTCTGAGTGGGGAGCGGGTAGTAACAGTTGGTCATCATCGTGAGAAAATCTTTCGGGTTGTGAGGGCGTAATTCGCCCTCTGCCAAGTCGTATGTACCGTTCTGACAGTTGATGAGGTAGGGGTTGCTATCGAACTGCTCGATGGAGATAGCCGCCTCGTCTTGGGCATCTCGGAGAACTCGGTCTCGAACTCTCCGATCTCCCATTTTCGTGATGAACTTTTTGTAGTTCTTGGCTATCGATTCCTTATCGTCTCCCGTATCATCCTCGGGGATTTCATTACAGTACAGATTGAGGAGTTTGGTAAACTCTTTCATATAGCCACTCACGATGACTGAGCCGACATCTCGAACCCAATGGGTTTTCTTGTAGGCGAACCACTCTTTGACCTCGGGGCAATATCTGCAAAACGGTTTGTAACACTTAGCAAAAAGTTCACCGAGGGACATTTCATCCCATCTGTACTCGGTACTGAAATGCGGGTGTTCTCTCATAATGGTAGAGAAAATCTGAGACTGTCTCTCCTCCAAAAAGTATCTACCGTCTTTCAGCACGAAAGTCGATGACTGCTCGTATTCAAACTCGTTTGACATCTTCTCCCCCCGCTATCTCGCCCGCACAAGCTGCGTACCCTGCAAGGTCGATGAAATTATCCTCTTTGTTACCCGTAGCAATCCTCGCCACTTTGAGCAGAGCCATCATAACGGCTACATCCTTGGCGGTGATGGATTCCGTGTTGATTTTGAGTTCGGGGTGCGAGGCCCCAAGGTAAACCGACCAAAGTTTTCCGATGGTCGAAAAATTATTCTCGGGCGTACCGTAGTCCTGCTCACGCTCTCCGCATACGCAGACCTTAGCCGCTTTGAGTATGTCTTTTCGTTTCATAATGAAACCTCCTTATTATCGTTTGTATCGTGTGATACTGTTGACGATGGTAAGTACCTCGCTATCATCGAGAGGGGGCGTACACGCCCGCTGATTGACGAGATAGAGTTCATCGTAGATTTGGTCGGCATTGTAGCCGGTGTTGTGTAGAACGCCCGCAAGCGAGGCGAGAGAGATGTTCCTACACCCATCGGGGATGGGCGGGTAGTAGGGTCTGAGCGGGATTTTATCACCTATCGGCGGCCATATCGGAGAGTAGATGTTCGACTTATTGGAAACGCCCTCTGAGACCATTTCGGGGAAATATTTATCCACGATATAATCGATTGCCTCTTGGTTCTCGATGAGATCGTGATAGACGAGGGTTTGACCCGTCATAATGAAATATCTGCCCGACTGATAGATTTCCACTCCCGCTCGGTTGTTTCTGCCTTTGAACGGCAAATTACCCTTGACCAAGATGTGAATACCTCTACCGCTCCTCGATTTCTCTGTATAGGACTGTGCAGCTCTCATACAGTCAACGCTCAGTTCGGAGAGGAAACCATCCTCATCGAACCCGGCATCGATGTCAATGCCCACGATTCCGTTGTCGGCAAAGACGAAACCAAGATGGTCGTAAATACCTCTCTCGACCGCATCCTTGGCGGTGCGGAAATCACTCCAAGTATCGGGATTTGAGGAGGATGCCGCCACACTCTGAGTGGACTGCATCGGGATTTTACTGTTATTCCACACATTCACCCATTGATTGAGGGTGAGGATTTCGGGCGGTAAAGCATCATATCTCATAGTCTTGACCTCCCGTTATATCCCTGCGATACGAGCTGCAATCATATCCGCAGTATGCGTGTAGAGTACGGTCGGGAACTGCTCGATGGCTTTACCATAAGCATCCCAATCCTCCCTCGGTGCGAACGCTCCCATATGGTAGCGAACGCAGAGACTTTCCTCCTCGGTCAGTTGGAGATGGTTCGATAACAGAATAACGGATTTGTCTCCGTGTCCCGCCAAAGGCGTGTCGTAGTTGTACTCCCAAGCACCGTTTTTCTGCACATACTGGTCGTACTTGCAGAGGTCGTGAAACATACCCACGATGTAAGGGGAGCGTTTCTCGCCCCAGTTCAAACCGAGAGACTCGGTAAG